TTTAGAAAACCGTCCTCGTCTAAACGGAACAAATTAAAATGTGAACGCAGGGCAGGTATACCATATAAACCATTTAGAATGACTTTTGATAAGTTGATTTCTTCTTGTGAGTAAACCGTTTCGTTAGGTATATCCGTAATATGATAGTTGAAAGGGTCTTTCATTTCTATTTTAGTTTTGAGTTTACCTTGTGTTTTAATGAAATAGTTATTAAAAATAATATCCCTAGCACCAAAATATTCACAATCAAAACTTACATAACTCATACAGTAAACCGTTGAACAATCAATACCCGTTAACGTTTCAATTAGTCTTAATGTGTTGGTGTTAATGTTTACATATTCATCTTCATTATTGTAATATTTCACTAACATTTTACGAACGATTGTTGACTCAATACGATATAAAATATCTAAATTGAAACTCGCTTTATCAATTTTGAAAAGTGTAAAACTATCATAGTTGCTTAAATCTGTTTCTATTTCCGTTTCTACTTCAAATTCTTCAAAATCTGATAACCATGTAGGAATTTTTTCATTATACATCACATACGGATAACTACTATTAATATCAATTGAGAAACAAGGTTCATCAATCATTTTTGCCACGTATTTTGGGTTATACATATTTAATCCACCACGATAAAAACCCTTAATGTAATCGTAAAAGTTCATATCAAAAAATTCGTAATTCGTATAATTAAATTCTTTTTTCTCACCCTCAACATATCGCTCATTGAGTAATTGAAATCTTGTATGTTCGTTATTTAAATAACTGTTCATAATGTTCACACTAAACGTCATTTTAGAATAATCAAAATTTGGAAATATCTCACTATAATGTATGTGTGATTGTCCTAGAATAATAACATCATTATTAATATAAGTCATTTGTTGCTTATCTAATTTCTTAAAACATTCATAAGCGTATGCATAACTTTCTACATCGTCCATATCATTTTCAACATCAAATATATCATATTGAAAATCTGTTTTTAATTCATCATCTGTTAAATAACCACTATCTTTTAATTTTTTACCTAATACATCAATTGAGGTTGTTGTTTTCATAAAGTTGTCAATAATAACAAATTTAAAACCTTTTAAGAATAACGTTAAATCAAGATTAATGGAAGATTTAACACGTTTTTCAAGCACAATATTTTCGTCTTTACTATCTGTTTTTGCTTCTTTCATATTCACAGTGTTTTCATTATCTAAAGCATTTTTCATGAATAAATTTTCTACACGTAAATCATTATATATATGTTTAACATCATGTAATAAAAAGTGGTTGTCATACTTGTTGCAATTGTGTGCAATCATTGATATAGATGTTCTTGATTTGGTTATTGTATCTTTACGCCCTGCATACTCAAAGAACGTATCAAAAAACACTTTGAAAGACGGAAATACCTCAACATCAATGTTACCGTTATTATTCCACCCAATCGCTACACTGTACACCACGTTTTTATATTTGGTTGGTTTTTCTCTACCCTCAATTTTATTGTAGGCTAGTGTTTCTATATCCCAATAAAGTGTCAAATTTCTTTGTCCTTTATGTGTTTGCATTGCTTCAAGTAATCCCATGTGTTTCACCCTTTAAAACGTTTTTAAGAATATTTATTGACTAAATATTTTTTGGTCTGTTCAATAAAATTGTCTTGGTGCATTTTTTCGTGTCTGTCAAAATCACGTAAACCATATTTACGGTTTTCATGTGACTTATGTTGTTTGATTAATTTGTTCATATTCAAGTTAATCAATTGGGGGTCTTGTAATATATATTGTTTAGAATAGGCATTATCAAAATGTAAGTTTGAATTTCTGTAATACCTTTTTGAGTGATTTTCTTTATAATAGCTGTCTTTTAAATACGTTACGTTTTTCTCAACGTCAGAAACATCTGTACAAAAGAAATAATCATCTGTATAAGGTACGATTTTAATGTTGGTTTGATAGTCATTGAAATTATACATCACTTTAATGTAACGATCGTTTGTCTTTATATGAAAGTAATCACCATTTTTACTAATATGATTTCTTAAAGCGTCATCAGTTAAATTGTACGTGTTGAAATCAAATTCACCTGTTGTCATTGCGTCATTTTCACTATCAAAAGCACGTGTGTTTCTTTTTTCGTTTGAGTAGTCGTTTCTTCGCATTTCCAAATTGATTTTACCGTATTGTCGTTTTGTGTTAATTGGGTGTTTCTGTAAAACGTTAAATATATCTAAATTGGCAAGTAACGGACTAGAAAAGTTAACGGCATTACCTAACAAAACGATTTTCGGTATTTCCAAATAGGGAATATTACCATGGTTTCTATCAATACTATCATAAATGGTTTTCAGTTTATCCCATTCATCTGGTAAGTAATCATATTCTAAAGCTAGAAATTCATCATATACAATGATAGGGAAGTCCTTTAAAAAGTTTGAATGATATTTTAAGTCGGTAGCGTCATTTAAATCTGTAATAATACCTATTTGTTTATCATCATAGAAAATCGTACTATATTCATTGGAACGTGTAACAACTAATTTTTCTGATTTAAAGTGTTTTAATTCAATCCCTATTTTTTCTACCAGCTCAACATATGCCTTACGTAAATCATAGTGACGACAAATCAAAGTAAATTTAATATCAAATTCAATCGCTAACTTCATAAAGAATGATATATAGTTAAATGTTTTACCGTCTGAACGGTTCGATATCGATATGAACCAATCAACGTCTTTGTTCATTAAATCTTCCATTAATTCGATTTGGTTGTAGTGGGTGGGTATTTGTTTGCGAAATTTAGTTAAAAAGTTTTGATAATCACGTACATTTAATAATCTATCTTTTTGCATTATGTAACCTCCTGTAGTATTTGATTATATCGTCTATAGTTTTAAATCGTTTGATTGTTTTTGGGGTGGTTTTTGTAATAAACATAATTCCATCTCACTTTATTAGGTTGGGTGTAAATATTAAAATCTTTACCTTTTTTAGAAGCGCTTTTTTCAACGTCTTTAAAATCATTACTAACTTTTTTAATATAGTTATTCATATCCGTTTGTTTAATTGATTTTTTAATATCTTCTATAATCGTGTTACGGTGGTGAATACCCTCACTATCACCTTTGGTATCTTCACCATTGTTTCTTGTGAATACGTCTTTAATATCGTCCAATCGGTCTTTATTTTTACCACGTGTAAGCGATACGGCTTCAATATAACCAACGGTTTTAGGTTTGGGGAAGTTGGGTAATACTTTTTCATAGTTCTTCCATGCGCTCATATATTGTTGTTGTAATCGTTCATCATCAAATTGAAAATTAAACTCACCACTTGAAACCTTTAAATCTTTTTGTTTTTGTACTTTTGGTTTTTCTTTTGTTCTTGCTTTTCTTCTTGCATTACCTGTGCGACCTGTTTTTCTAACCATATTTTAATCCTCCATATCTTTATAAACTAAATTAAGTTTTATTAATAGATTAGGTATAAGCATGAATAGTATACCATACAAACAAATTAAACTTGTAACAATCACACCAATAGTCATAAAATTACCTCCTTTGTATATTATAGTTTATAAATTCTAATTGAATAATAATTATTATTATTGATATTACAATGAATGCATTCATAAATTAACCTCCAAATAAAAAGAGGGCTTACGCCCTCAAATATAATATAGTATTAATTTGTTAGGGTCAATCTAACAATATTTATAATAAACGTATCTTGGTTTAGAAAGCAAGGTTTTCATCATTATCGAACGCACGACCCTTTGAGTCGTCTTTTTCATTTTGTTCGGTACTGGGAACTAAATTGATTGAGTAACCAGTACCATTTTTACCATTGTATTGATATACTTCAAATGCTAATTCACGATTGTTAATTGCTTCAATAACTTCATCGTCTTGACGTAGTTCTTGTGATAAGTCTAATAGGTGAGGTGGTAAATTCACTTGGAAATCGTCTGTAATGAATACACCTTGGTCGCCAAATTTTCCTTTTGTGTTGATGAATACTGCTAAAATTGTGTAACGTGCGCCTTCGTCTGCTAATTGTAATTCTGCTAGTTTTTTGAATGGTCTTTCTTTTTCTTCAAATTCAAAATTTGCTACTACTTTTTGGTGTTTG